CCCCACCCACCCCCTCCCCCGCGCCGTCCTTCGGACTGCGTGCATGATCCGAAATCAGGTCGAAACCCGCATGGACACTAGCTTTAGCTAGTGACTGTGCAGTGTTTGTGCCGATTTCTACCTTCAAAGCGTAGCTTTGGGTCGTAATCTGTTGGAGTCTGTTGGCCGTGGCCAGAACGAAGTTCTGTTTTTTCGTCGTCGACCGCGTGTTGCTGACCGAAACCCAATTTTTCTGCCTTCGCTTTCTCTGTTCTCTCAAACACTTAGTGTTTGTGAGTAGCGTCCTTCAGGTGGCCTTTTGGCTTCCTTACATCACTTAGTGATGAAGCAGACACCGGACTGTCTGGTGTCGCAGGGTTTCCGGGCGAAGCCATTGGCTTTCCTACGCAAAACCCTAAGCGCACGCTCACATTAACGACCTTCGCGATGCCCTGAGCGTTACTTGCCTTCCTTCCTATAGCCGCATACGGCATGGCAGGGGTCGCAGGGTTTCCGGCTCAGCGGTTTTCGGCTCCAACAATCCCCAAAAGCCCCACAAGTATTCCTACGGAATAAACAAGGAAATTTGACAGAGCGTCAAGGATTGTGGTGCTATAGAAGGGTCGATTCGGCGGCAAACCGCTGAACAACCCGACCAGTAGGTGCTGTAAGCACCGGAGATGCCGATAGGTGAAGCCCTTCGTAGAAGGGGCTAAGCAGAGCTCTCCAGTGACGCACTGAACCGAACGGTTCGACCGACTACGGCGGCGAGACAGTCGGACTCCGGAGGAGTCAGGAGCAACGATGGGAATCGTGGCAAGCCTGACCCGAAGGGTAGCTCCCGAAGTTCACTGTGACTGGCAATCACAGCCTTCGGCTGGCGAGAGGCGAAATCCCGTCACTCAATGACGCGGCGATGCCGACTACGTCGGTAGAGATCGTCGACCCGATTCCTTCGGAATCCCAAGTGCAGCGTATCGCCTCACCGTAGCCGGTGCGCTGTGCTGGGGACTCCGTCCCCTTCCCTGTATCAGCAACTACCGACAAGCCCCTTTGGGGCTTTTTTTATTCCTCACCCTTTCCTGAAAGGAAACTGCAATGCGAGACACTCTCCTCCAATTGCCGAAGGCAACCATCCTTGATCTGTTCAAACTGCTCAACGGCGGAGCCGTTGGCTTCGACCACGAACGGCTCAAGAAAACCGAATGCGTCGACAAACTCCTACAGGACTTCAGTCCTGACCGAGTTCAGGCTGCTGTCGACACTATCTGCTTCTCGCCAGCCATTAAGGCTGGAGTTGCTGCTGCGGTTCAGACTTCGTCTGCTCCTGCTGCTCCTGCTGCTTCGACTTCGTCGGTCGATCAGGATGCTGTGGCTCGCCAGATCGGCAGTCTGTTTGCCAGCTTAGCTGGCTCTGCGGTCAACGAGCAGCGAGTCCGGGAAATCGTGCAAGCCGAAGTTACTTCGGCAATCGAACGGTCTCCGGTCGTCACTATCGAAGTCAAGCGTCCTGACGGCTCTGCCGTCAAGGTCGACGGTCACACTCGTCCTGAGTTTCAGGACGTCCTGATGATGGCGTCTGTCGGTCTCAACATTCTGTTGGTCGGTGCTGCTGGCTGTGGCAAGACTCACTTGGCTCACCAAGTAGCTGAAGCACTTGGTCGTCCGTTTGCTTCGATTTCCTGCACAGCAGGAATGTCGGAGTCTCAGTTGACTGGCTGGCTCCTTCCTTCGGAAGGCGGTGCGTTTGAGTATGTGCCGAGTGACTTCGTCACCATGTACGAAAACGGCGGTGTTTTCCTGTTCGACGAAGTCGACGCTGCTGACCCGAACACTCTGCTGTTCATCAATCAGGCTTTGGCGAACGGCAGCTTCTACCTTCCTCAGAGGAAGGGTAGGACGCAAGTCAAACGGCACTCAGACTTCGTCTGTATCGCTGCTGCCAATACCTTCGGTACTGGAGCCAACATGGTCTATGCCGGACGTGAACGACTCGACGAGTCGACGTTGGATCGCTTCCGTGCTGGCACTGTGCTGCTCGACTACGACACCAAGTTCGAACGTGGGGTCGTAGACCCCGAGGTTCTGGCTTGGGGCTGGGCAGTTCGCAAGAAGATCTCCGATCTTCGTCTCTCTCGAGTGATGTCGACTCGCTTCCTTCTTGACGCAACGAAGTTGGTCAAGGCTGGCCGCTCTCTCGAGCAAATCAAATCGACGTACTTCACCGGCTGGAAAGCCGATGAACGTCAGAAAGTGGAGGTGTAATCGTGATTACAAACCGTCACCGCAGCCTGACCGCTATCCTTTGGGATAGCGTTTCAGAACCAGAGAACCTGCTCCAGCAAAGCTGGAACAGTGACGTCAACCGCGACAAAGCGGCGTACTTCTGGAACCGCGACGACCGAGACATTTCATGGCTCGGTGTAGAGGATGTGCCGACCCTTCGCAAAACCCTCTCCGAGGGTTGGCCGGAGGGTGTCGCCAAACTGGAACAGATCGCTCTCCGCGAACTGGCTTCGCCAGCTTCGATTCGTCGTCGTCGTATCCGCTCCGATCAGGGCGACGAAGTCGACATGCAGGCTGTGTACCGGGGCGACATCTCCCGGGCATGGACTCGGACTCGTCGCCAGTCTCGAACCGGAGTTCGCTCAATCACTCTGGTGATTGATCTCTGTGCAAGTTGGCAAGTCTCCGCCGACAAGCTTTTCTGGCGTGGTGCTTCAGCCTTACGGCTGGCTTCCGAACTGCTGACTGCTGGCTACAACGTAGCCATCTACGCTGCCTCCGGCAGTGGCAAGCCGGATGAAGCTGGCAAGGTCAACGTCGCTCAGTTCATCGAGATCAAGGGTGAGGATTCACCCTTCGACATTGACCGACTCGCTGCTCTGACTTGTCTGCCGGGGTTCTTTAGAACCCACCTGTTCATGGGCAACTGCTTCGCAGTTGACGGTCTTAAAGGCAAGGTCAAGGACTCTCTCGGCAAGCCGAGCAACGAACTGATCCGCGACGCGATCAAGTTGCTGCCGATTCCGCAAAACGCTTTCGTCCAACAGGACGTTCTCGATAAGGCCGCTGCCGAACAGTGGATCGAATCTGTTCTGCAACAGATCGAGGCTGGCAACCTCGAGGCCGCATAACCCGGAGCGGCAGGGAAACCTGCCTCTCTGTGTGTGCATTCCAGCGAGTGCATACACAGAGGCTACGCCTCGGACAACGCAACTCACGGAAAGGGAGAACATCCATGACGAAAACATATCCATTCACTGTAACTATCGCAGTCACAGAAACCAGAGTCTACGAGTACGAAGTACAAGCCGAGAACGACATGGCCGCCGCAGCTTTAGCCAGACACGAGCACTGGAAAGGATACAACCCAGAGGATGGCAAGAGCGTATGGACTGAAGAAACCGTGAGCGACATCTCTTGCGAAGATGACGACTACTGCGACGAAGAAGAAGCGGAGGAAGCATGAACAAGCTTTTCTACGTTCGCTTTTACTCACACCCTCGCAACTGCCACGAGCGTTGCTTGTGGACTGCCGAGAACCGTGAGGAATTGGAGCGCATGGTCGCAGTGTATGAGGCCGAGACATCGTTCCGTGTCGAAGTGATTCGCTTCGTATGCAACACACCCGATGAGGTCGCTGACGACCTGTGAAATGACACCGCCAAAGGAGACAACAACATGGACAACAGACTGTTCGATGCAGTGGCCGCCGCTTTTCTCGGCGCAGTAATCGGTGCCGTTATCGGCACTGTACTTGTACTCACCTTCCCATAGGAGATCAGACGATGAAAACCAAAACCGAAATCAGGAAACGCGCACGTGCGATTGCCGAGATGCACTACTACGCAGACGTAGATGGTCGCCAATTGTGGGAGCCGTTCGAGAACTACCCAAAGAGCTGGATAGACGAGGAAATAAAACAAATGTCGCACATGCTTACCCGCCAGATGCTATGGGCGCAAGAGAAACACAACTAATAGGAGATCAGACGATGACCATTTCATCTTCAACCCATCCGGCAATCTTTCTTTACCTTGATGGCCTGCGCGAGAGCGGTTCCATCAACATGTTTCATGCAGCACCCGTCCTCGAAAGAGTGTTCAGCCTTACCAGATACGAAGCGAGAGATGTGCTGTTCGCTTGGATGAAATCCAAAACTCAACAAGGGAGAGCGAAATGACACAGGTATGGTGGGTAGTAGGCGACGCGGAGAAACCGTGGGAGTGGCCGACCCTTTTCGAAACGAAGGAGTGCGCGGAGATATACGCAAGGAAGTTATTCCCCGACGAGGATGCAAAAAAACGGTATCAACGCATCTTTTGTCGCCCTGTATTAACACCGTCTGACTTGAATGGAGGATGATCATGACCTTCGACTTCGCATCTAACGCGCAACTCATGGAGGCCAAGCGCAAGCCGGAAAAGATTTCGGTGCGACCTACCCTGCAACTCAACCTAAGCGCGAGGGACTGGGACTTGTACTCATCAATGCCCGGTGTCGACGAGGTCGCTGTTCAACTGAACAGACTGGTCGAACACGCAGCGAATACCTCTGACCGACGCGAGATAGCCGCTGCTCGAATCAGTGAAGCTCTCGTTAAGTTCGAGGACTTCGGCGCAGCAGATACCGAACCGCGTCACGTTGCACTCACCATCCTCAAGCGTTGCTACCCGTCGTAATCCGCCAACAAAAAGCGTCGCAACTCACAGCAATCTGTTGTCGACTGTCGTAGTTCCCAATCAATTCCACTTGCAAAGGAGACGATGATGAGGATCATCATCATGTTCGGTCTCGACCATGTCGAGCGTAATCAGCAAGCCGCAGAATCAGCACGCTTGCTCAACGACCTAGCCTTGAAGATGAATCAGGCTGGTCTGACTCCCGGCACCAGTGTCGTCCTCAAGGACGAACAAGGTAACCGCGTCGGCATTGCCGACATCCACGGATAAGGAGAGCCATGAATCTCACCACTGTTACCGGTGTAACCGAAGCAATCACCAAGCTTCTCTCCGAGAAACCTAAAGACAAGCCCAGTCCACAGATGCTCGCGGCACTCGACGCTGTGGTCGGGCTGGTCGAGAAGAAGTACAGCAACAACGCCAGCGTCACCGATGCCATGCAGAAGGTACGTACTACGTTCAACTTGAAGCCGGAGGCTGACTCACTCAACGGAGGATAACGAAATGCCAAAACCCTACGACAACGGCAAGATCAAGATCGGTCTGTTGTGGACTCCGCCCCCACCATCAACCGACTTCGACATGGAAGCCATACAGAAAGCCCTGTGTCCACCTAGCCGAAGGCTAGTCAAAGCGCGGTTCGAGTTCATCGCTGCGATCATCAAAGAGTGGGGGTCAATCGTCCTCGTACTGATGCTGCTTGCTGTTGTCCTGTCACCCTACACCATCACCACTGCACTTTGCTCACAATAAGGAGTTCTTATGAACGCATACTTGATCGACCCATTTACGCAGACCATCACGCAGGTCGAGCACAGCGGTAACTACCGACAGATCTACGATCTGATTGATGCCGAGGGATTTGATCTGGCTCGGATCAACGAACATGGCGATGCCATCTACGTCGACGATGAAGGTCTGCTTCGCGATAAGGCTCAGGCTTTCTTCCATCACAAGGACTACCCGCAGCCTTTGGCTGGCAAGGGGCTGGTACTTGGTTGCGATGACGAGGGCGAGTCTGTTGCGCCGACCGTCACTCTCGCCGACCTCGAGCGTGACATCACTTGGGTGATGCCCATCCGCATCAACGGTGGCGATGTCATGTGGGTGCGGTCATGAATGCGCCCCATCTCACAACTCACGGGCTGCCTAGTGCAGCCCTTTCTTTTTCAGGAGGGCTTATGGAATTCGTTACACACAACTCGCAGGACATCAACATTAACGGCTCGCATCTGCAAGGGTACGTCGACGCAGGGTATGACGAACTGCTGACTCTGTTTGGCAAGCCGCACGATGGCGACGGATACAAAGTCGATGCCGAGTGGAGCGTACAGTTCTCCGACGGTACCGTCGCCACGATCTACAACTACAAGAATGGACGTAACTACTGCGGCAGTAGCGGTACTCCGAAGCAGTCCATTACCAACTGGCACATCGGTGGGTTCACCAAGCAGGCGGTGGACAACGTGCAGATTGCCGTCGATCTGTTCCGAGAACAGAAAGCACCAAAGCCAGAGACCAAAGCAGAGGAAGCTTTCGACACCGCTATCGCAATGATGGAGATGATACGCAAGACAAAAGGTCGTGAGTACGCCGATCTCGTTGAGATCGTCATGCTTGCCAAGAAGCAAAGCGATCTGTTGCACGTCGTAGTTTCAACACTGGTAGAGGAAGACATCATGCCTGCTGAAGTGGCGAACATGATGGGCAAGGTCAACGCTGCGATGCTATCGAAGGTCGTGCATAAGTTTTGCCGCGTCGCTCAGCTCAGTAGCGAAAGACTTGTCGACGAAGCAAGCGAGTGGGCTGATCGGCTGCTGGAGTACGAACAGAAGGGGGCGAAGGAGTTAGTGGAGGAACACAAACGTAAGCACAAGGAGAGTGACGAATGATTGAACTCCGCATGGAGCGGGGCTTCGTCTCATTAACAGTTGCCGCCGGTCTGTTGGGGGTCACACGCCAGCGAATGCACCAGCTACTAAAAGGTGGACGTATCGCAGGGGCGTTCCTTATGGACTGCGGCGATGGTCAAGAAAGGTGGGTCGTCCCCCGCAAAGAACTCAACCGTGAAAGGATCAGACATGAACGCATCAAACAACAAGCGCAACGCGCACTCCACAAAGCTGCGACGCAGTCTGCGTAGCCTGTGTGCAGGACTCCTGCTGCTTTGCTCAGCAACTCACGCGGAGGAGTGGATGGAGACCGTCAACGAAGCTGGCGGTAAGATCCTTTTTCTCAACAGCTTGTGTACTGGCAGCACAACCGGACGCATGGTCATCGCCACCATGCGCGATGGCGGTACGATCCACGGCTGCTGGTACTTCTTTGCCGATATGGTTCACGTTGTGTGGATAGGACAGAATGGCAAGACGTCTGCTTACGACCCTAGAACTTTGACTTACAGGAGGGGCGAGTGACCGACGCTTTTCTACGCAGTGATAGTCAATCCGCCATCCACTAATCTGTCATGCAGACTGTTGATTGCTCGTGTTTGCAGCGGCATCCAAGCACGAAGCACAGTCGACCGCCATGAACACACCTTGCGATAGCTCACACCTCTGTCATCTGCGATTGCCCGGATCGATGGTCTCCGGGTAACCCAGTGGCAGAGGACGATGAGCAACTCACCCTTCCCCATCTCCCCCACCTGTGGCAGCAGGAGATCGCTCAACTCACGGATCGCCTGCGCCCTATCCTTCCCCCGGCCATACATCGCCAGCACTGAACACTTCTCCGCTGCTGGCAATCTGTTCACTTGGTTCACAATCATTGCAGCCTGAGCATGAAGATCCATTGGACTCAAGTCTGCCGAGTTCGTGCCACGCACCTTCATCGGATCAGAGCGTGAGTATTCCTGTCGCTCGGAGATGTTGAACGCAAACCTCACGGCTTGCTCGGCTGACCTGAACTCCATTACTTCCCCTCTCCAAGCAACCAAGCCCACGCCTCGACAGTACCCTCCACCGTGTAGATGTAGGAACTCCATGTCTCGGGATGGCTCAACCGCATCGGCCAGACTGCACGCCACGAATCTTTGTCACGCCGGTAAAACAGAACCGGCTTCTCACCCTCCGCCTTCGCCTGCTCCACCGCCTGCCGGTACCACTTGATGATGTCTGCCCGACCCACGCTGCCGTACCGCTTGACCTCAATCGACCAACCCGGCACGCCTAACAGATCGGAGTCCCCGTCGTGCTGTCGTACTCGGCGTTGACAGTCCAGCCCGGTGTGATCGCGGATCAACGCTGCCACCTCACGCTCTCCGCTCTTGCCCTTCCTCCTCGACATCCCACTCATGCCCTGTCCTTCTTGAATTTCGGGCCACGCTTCTTCGGCTCGGCGTCCTTTGAAATCTTGGCCAGCTTCTGTTCAATCACTTCCGGTGGTGGCAGTTGCACAATCTCACCGGAGATACCCATCACAGCCTCCTCCCATTTGGCCGTGCGCTTGATACGCGGATCGATGCAGACCCCGATCACCTCGCCCTTGAATCTGTTCGACCGAATAAACACAGTCTCCGGGTGGTCACATACTCCCGCTCGCATCATCGTTTTCTTGTAGTCAGGCGTACAGTCGCGGCAGTGATTGATGTACCCGGACTCATCCTTGCGAGAGATCATGCAGGCGGCAACGTACTCGCGCCACTTCGTGTGTGAGCTAAAGCACGAAGGTGCATCGTAGGTACAGAGCCCCTCGTTCACCGTCTGTAAAAACAACTCACGGATCGCGCCGTCCTCGTGATCCTTGCATACGCCAAAGATACTGCCTTGGTTTTCACATCCCTTAAATACGCATATCTGTTGGCCGACGGTCAGCCGCAGGTTAATCAAAGCGCATCCTTCCCTCATGGATGGCCTGCAACATGGTCACTGCTGCGTGCCAAATCTGTTGCCCGTTCACTTCCTCCCACCCCGTGACGTTGTGGTGGACGGCGTCGTGACAGTTGCGACAGAGAGGGATGACGAAATAGTCAGGCACCTTGGAGCCCATGCCCTTCATGCCAATACCCGTTGGATGATGTGGATCATCCGCAGGGCGTTCGCAGGAAACGCATGGCAAGGTCTTGACCCAGTCCATGTACGCACGATCTTCAATGCGTCCTGTGTACCCAAGCGCCAAGGCTCGAGTGAATGTCATGCCGAACGGAATGGGTTTCCTCACCGCTCCACTCCATGCAATCTGTCGGCCACTAGCTTGGCGTACCCTGCGATGTCGTCCCAGCTATCGGCGTAGTCGGCGTCGCCGTTAATGATCCTCGCCAGCTTGTGACAGATCATCTCGATAGCTTCCTTCTGGTCTGACTCCAACCACTTGCTGCGTGCTTCACATGCGTGGCGCACAACATCCTTCAAATCCTGCGACACCTCGGCGTGCTTCTTAAACGTACCGTACCGTGCGCCGCGCTCACTTAAGATCTGTTTTGTTGTCACTGGGTCGTTATTCATATTTTTCCCTCATCCAAACGTAGGCCACCAATGCAAAGATAAACAACAAGATGCCAACCATAATCATGGCAAGGCCGACAGCAGGAATCATCAATGCGCTCATCTCAACACCGTCGCTTCGATAAGCTGATTGGTGGTCGTGTGGAAGGTCAAGCGCAAGTTGGGACGTCCACTCATCTTCGCCACTACTTCGTCGCGCTCGTACACCACGCGCATGTCCCAGACTGAATGCTCTTCAGGCTTGATGCGGTACTCGCTATCCTCATCCCATGTTGGTTTGTCTGTGTCTTTCCACCGTTTCCAGCGTTTTGCGAACACCTGAATCTGTGCGCCTCCTGCCCATGCACGGATCAGGTCTGCGTGTTTGTGTTTACGCGCCATACGCCCTCCTCTCTGCACGCTCATTTGCGTTCTGTGTTTGCCACACTGCGACTCCCATCTTCGCTACCTCGAGCTGCCACCTCAGCTTTTCTGATTCGATGGTTGCCAACTTCAGGTCTTCCAACAGCTTTAGGTATTCCGGGTGCGCTCTTGCATCGCGCTCTTGTGCAGTGACTGCGGTGATGCCTCTGCTCTCCATGTCCTTCATAAGAATGGCGAGCTTGGACTTCTTAAATTCTTCAAGGTAGTTGCGCTCGCCGTATGCCGAAGCAAACGCTTCGCTCATCGATCTCAACTCTTGCAGTCGTGCTTCTACTTTGTCGCTCATCTCCTCCTCCCGCTCTTTGTTGTTTGGACTTTGGCCACCGTCTCAACAGACGGCTTCACCAATCTGTTGGGGTCGACATAAGATTTCTTACCCACCTCATGTCCCGTCTCCAGATCTTTTGCCCAGATCAGCTTGAGATCTGGGAACACTGCACGCCACTCGTCCATCATCTTTGCGACGTTGGGCATGAGTTCTCGGTTGCGCTTCCTCTGTTCTTCGGTGTTCATTCGACGAACCTCAACCATGTGTTGGTGTGCGACTCTCTGAACTGCAATGTCTTGTCGTCGAACCACAGCGACAACAGACCTTCGAACTCGCCGTGCCGTTGCTTGTCCACGTACAGCCCGTGCGTGGGCTTGTCATCCCCGTCACCTTCCTTGCGCGGGAACTTGTAGACGGTGAGGAAGTTGTCGCACTGGTCGACGATGGCACCCGTTCCCTTGGCGTCTTGCTTACCCGGGCGTCGGGCTTCGTCATCACGCTTCCTCGAGTGATGCACAAGGTGGATGTGGATGTTGAGATCCTTGGCCGCAGCACAGAGTTGACCGATGAACCGCTTCTGTCCGTTGTAGTCATCCTCGTTGGCGACCACCTTCATCAGGCTGTCGATGACGAACTGGTTGATACCAAGCTGCTCGGCGCAGTAGTAGATGACGCCTAAGATTCGCTCCGGGTTGACCTCACCCTGCTGGTCGTACAGGAACAGGTTGCCCTCGAGGGCGTCCAAGAACTTGTGCACCAGTGGCTCGTCCGGGTACCGCATACCCAACGCTTGAGAAGCCATACGACGCAGGGTCTTCTGCGGTTTCATCTCGAAGCTGGCAATGCAGACCTTCTGTTGTTCACGCAACAACAGGTGCAGCATCACGTAGCCGGTGCACATGGACTTCATGTGTCCGTTAAAGCCCGTCCAGATCGACACCTCGCCCGGGCGAATGAGAAACTTGTCGTGGCTTCTCGTCGCCGAAGAACTCCTCGATCAGATTCTGGCGGAACCCGTCAGCGGTTTTGATGCGACCGATGTCTTCTTCCCGCGCCGTTAGGTAGGCATCAAAGTCCACAGTCTCTTGGCGTAGGCGTGTGGATCGACTCTCATCCAGTCGGAGCGCGACCTTCTCGATGCGTGTGAGGCTAGACATCGGCCATCTCCAACGCCTCGAGGACGCGAGCGGAGGCGGCCTGCAAGCGCGAGCGATCCTCGGGTGACAACTCGATCCCCCTCGCCATGTCTGAGGCGCACACCGCCACGACGCGAGCCTCGAAGGCAATAACCTTCAGCAGATCGGCGGCGATGAACCGGCGACGTACCGGTGGGCGGTGATCTCCTTCCTTGGGTGGGAACAGATCGGACAGATCTACACTCAAGGCTTCGGCGATTGCCCCGATGGAGCAACCTGCGAAGCAGTGCATAAGAATCGTGCCGTCTGCTGTTTCCCGAATCGTCATCGACGGTGAGCGGTCTTCGTGAGCAGGGCAGCAGGCGACCCAGTTGCCGTTGCGGCCACGGACTTTCTTGA